GGAAAAACATGTCTTAGAATTCACATATACGATGAAAACACTGTTATGAATCCTGACAATTCTTTGTTTGGTACGAATTTTAGAAATTCTCAATCAGGAACTGACGATGCAATGATTGAAAATCTAAATTCTTATGGTTTTGTTAAAAATTTAATTATGCAGAACCACCCCACCATTATACACGGTGCTGCTACTGGTGTAGTTAACAGTGTTAGGGTCTCATCAAATACATCTTCTCCTTTGTCAAACATTCTTATAGTTGAATCTTACGGACAGACATTAGAAGATAGCGACGATGGTGACCCAGGTGACGGATTTGATGAAACTGTTCTCTTGCCCACAACAGTCAATTTAGAAATAATGGGATTTCCAATGCTAGCAAGAGGCCAGCAAATATTTATTGATTTCGGAACTAATACTTCTTTGGACAATCTATACATGGTAAAAACTGTGGATCACATCATAGAAGCAGGAAATTTCAAAACGTCAGCAGTTTTGACAGCAACAAATCAAATGATAGTTACTTCTTTTAGAAATAGACTTAAAGATATGATGAGTCTTGTATCTGAGAATTCTTAAGATTTAAATAATTTTAGAAACATGTAAAAAAGAAGAATACTGATAAACAATAATAGTATGCTTAATGTATATGAAAAAGTTTTAATTTCTAAACTAAAAATTAACTCCGGTTTTGATTATTCTTCAAAAGAAAAAATTATTAGTTTAGGGAAAGAAGGAATTGAAGTTTCTATAGAAGACTTAAATTTTCTGAGAGAGTTGAGTCAATTTGATCGTATCAAAACACTGTCAGAAGTTAATCATAAAATATCAGATACTTTAAATTTAAAAGAAAACGACAGTGTCAAGTGGAAGTATCTTCTAGGTGAAAATCTATGTAAAGAATATACAAGATCACTTCTAAATGATATTAATTTTACTAAAGAAGTTTTAACAACTTATCACACTGAAGTATTTAAAAACAGAAAAAAATTATATCATAATTTAGTACCTATCCAAGATTGTGAAGGCAATTTACTAGAAGTACCAAAATATTCACACACTGGTGTCTCTGGAAGAACTTCTATAAAAGAGGGTTTTAATTATTTAACTAGTTCTAAAGAATTTAGAAAAGGCTGTAAGTCGCTTACAGAGGGTAATTTACTAGTAAGTATTGACTTCAAAGCATGCGAACCTAATTTATATTTGAGAGCAATCGGTAAAAATATTAAAAATTCAGATGTTTACAATTATCTAATGGAAGAGTTAAATATCAAAGTTGAAGGAAGAGAGAAGTTGAAAAGAGGAATATTGTCAGTTCTCTATGGAGCATCTGATGATACAGCAAATAGAATCTTAGGAGGAGACAAGAAAACACTTAATAAGATAAAAGAATTTTTTGAGATAGAAAAGTGGGAAAGAGAATTGCAGAGAGATTTTGACGAGAAAGGCTTTATTTTTAACATGTACGGGAGACCAATATTTTCTGATAAAAGTATTTTAAACAAATGGATTCAGTCTTCAGCAGTAGATTTTTGCAGTTTGTCATTTTTGGATTTTGTCAATGATCACAATTTAAAAGTAGCTTATCTTGTACATGATGACATGGTTATAGACTGCACACTTGAAGAATTTGAAAAAATTAAGAAAGTTATGAATTTGACAGATTCTAAGACTAATATATCACTCCCAGTAGAAATTACTGTTTTGTCTGCATAATTATTCTGTGAAAAAGAATAAACTTAAAGAGTATTACGGAACACAACGTCCTTCTTTTGCTGGTGGCCCAGGTGCTGGAAGTAACTTCTATAGCGGAAGAGACTTAGGTACACATAGTCGAGGAAGCTTAGGCACAAGAGGCGCTGATTCAAATTTCTCTAGGAGGATGCAAGCTTTGGTACCGAATGATTATTATGATCTTTTAGAAGAAGAAGAAGAAGAAATTGACGAAGATGTTGTAGTTGAAAATTCAAGATATTCGCTTGAGAAAATACTTTTATTAAACGAAAGTGTAGGAGATGTCATAGACGCAGCGAAGACGGCTGCGTATGACTTTGTTGGAGATACAGCTGCAGCTGGGATTTCTACATTTTTACCAGGAGCTTCAACAGCTTGGGTTATTAAAAACATCTACGAAATTAAAATAGGTAGAGACAAAGCTGACGAAATAGTAAGACAGTTTTTAATTAATCCAAAAGACGAAGTTGTTGAGTCTATGGCAGATATCTTAGACAACCTTGTAAGAGATGTTATTGATTTGGTTCAAAGAACAGTTGAAGCTATTCCTGATCCTACACCAGCAGAAGAAGCCATAACACTGTCAGCAAGTGTCTTGTTGAACTTAGGCAGAGTAGTCAAGGTACTTAAAACATCTTTTGGGGCTGTAAAGAGTACTTCAAAAATAACAAGAAAAATGGCACTTTTTGCAATCATAAATCCTTTAATAAAATACGTCATTGAACTTTTCGATTCAAAGTATATTCCAGAAAAAGTTTCTGAAAATAAATCAATAATAATGGGAACTTTACAGAGAATGGTTCTTTTAGGAGATCTAATAGAAGACTATGCAGTTCAAAAAGAAGTAGCATTGTCTGTAGGAATTCCTGAAGAACAATTTAGATACAGGCATAGAATAATCTCTTCAGCCAGCGAAATAGACTCATACGACTTTGAAAGTCCTAGAAATGAAATTCCAATAGAACAGAGAATAGAAGAAGAACAAGAAGAGTACAGAGAAGCTATGGCAGACCTGTCGCAAGAAAGAGAATACTACGAAGATAATCTATCTCCTGATGAGGTACGTTTATCAGATTCTTCTTCGTCTTTCTTTGATTCACCTCTTGGTAGAATGATTTTAAAACCAAGAGGTGAATCTGATCCTTCATTAAGAGATGTTTATCAAGATCTCTTTGCTGAGTCTTTAGAAAACAAGACACTTGCTTACTTAGTAGAAGAAAAAGATTTGAAACTCTCAGAAGAAGACGAAGAAGATGTAAATGAAATGTCCGGAGCCGGTGCCGCTGCAGGATTTACTTTACCTTTAGGCGCATCCCCAGAAAGTGATAGTGGGCAAAGAAGTAGTCACTCAGGTGGCACTGCTTTTCCATACGGAAAGAAAACACAGCGAAGAAGAAAAGAATTTGCTAGAAAAACGTTTGGTGGAAAATAATTTTGTAAACTTGCCTATTTCTTGCGTATAATGCTTAAGCAATTAAACATTGCACATTACAAATTGCACATTATATAAAGGAGATAAAAATGGCAGTTGATTTTGACGCGATTAGAGCAAAGCTAGCCCGCTTGAGCGGTGCAAACACAAACCGTAACGTAACTTGGAAGCCTACTGAAGGTGAAGAACACACAGTTCGTCTTATTGCATTCCCCGACAATGACGGGCAGCCTTTCAAGGAAATTCAGTGGTACTACAATATTCCAGGAGCTCGCGGTATCGTAGCACCTTTCCAGTTTGGAAAGAAAGATCCCGTACAGGAGCTTATTTCTAAGCTTCGTGAAGAAGGTTCAAAAGAGTCTTACGAAATGGCAAAGAACCTTTATCCTTCAATGCGTACTTACGCTGCTGTTGTCGTCCGTGGACAAGAAGATGAAGGCGTAAAGATTTGGTCTTTTGGAAAGACAGTTTACCAGAAGCTTCTTTCTATCATGCTTGATGAAGATTACGGTGACATTACTGATCCTCTCGAAGGTCGAGATATCAAGGTTGTCTGTACTAAGCCTCCTGGCAAGAAGTACGCTATGACTGATGTTATGCCTCGTGGAAAGTCTACCAAGCTTTCTACAAACAGCAAGCAATCAAAAGAATGGCTAGAGAATATTCCATCTGTTGAAGATCTTTATACGCTCAAGTCTTATGATGAATTATCTGGAATTCTTGAGCGCTGGATCAATGGCGACGATGAATCAGTCTCTAGTGAGGGTACAGAACACCCAACTTCTACTGCTTCTTCATCAGATAATGACACTTCTTCTGGAAACTACGACAGTCTTGACGATGCATTTGCTGACTTGATGGACTAAAATTTCTAAAAATGTGCTTTTGGCGGGCAATTATTTTGCCCGCCATTTTTGTAAACAAAGACTGACTTGCAGTAGAATGTAAAAGTCCAAGGAGTATAAATGAAAAATGATGATTTTACCAAAGACTTAATCAAGTCTTTAAATAAAGAGCAAGGTTCTAGAGTTGCTTATAATCTTGCTGAAGACGAAAGTCCAACTCATGTTAAGCGGTGGATTAGCACCGGTTCACGCATGCTTGACTGGATCTGCTCAAATAAGCAAAATGGTGGTCTTCCTGAGGGTAGAATTGTAGAAATATTTGGGCCACCAAGTATTGGAAAGTCTCATATTGCAACGCAGATTGCGAGAAGCACCCAGAAAATGGGAGGAATTGTTGTTTATATAGACACAGAAAATGCCACAGCTGTAGAAAACCTCCAGATGTTAGGTGTAGATGTATCTAAAAGATTTGTTTATGTTGATACACACTGTACAGAAGAAGTTTTGTCAATTGCAGAAAAGACTATTCTTAAGGCAAAGGCACTTGACAAAGATGTTCCTGTGACAGTTATTTGGGACTCTGTTGCTGCGTCTTCTCCTAAAGCAGAGCTTTTAGGTGACTATGACAAAGAAAGTATTGGATTACAAGCAAGAGCTATTTCTAAGGGAATGCGTAAGATCACAGGCGTTATTGGACAAACTAACAGCTTATTTGTTATTCTTAATCAGATTAGAACTAAAGTAGGAGTCATGTATGGAGATCCTGATACTACACCCGGCGGTAAGGCAATACCTTTTCACTCATCTATACGAATCAAACTGGGCGCAGGACAGCAAATCAAAGACGGGGATGATGTTATCGGTATTCAAGTTTGGGCGAAGACTGTTAAGAATAAGGTAGCACCACCCTTTAGAAAGTCTCACTTTCAGATTCACTTTGGAAAAGGTATTGTTGAACACGAAGAACTTTTTGATCTACTCAGAAAGCACTGTGCCAGCAATGACGTAATAGTTGATAATCTTCTCTATAAAATCTCTGGAACAGGTGGCTGGAAGGAAATTACTATTGTTGACACAAGAACTGGTGAATTAGTTGCAGATAAAAAGTTTAGAAAGGCTGCTTTTAATGAATTGTGTGAAGATCCTGAATGGACTGAGGCTATAGATATTTTGACAGAAGCTGCTATGGCTAAGAAGTTAGGATCGATCGAAGGCGTAGATATTGATTCTGAGTCTTATGAAGAAGTCCAAGCTCTTGCTAGCGAATTAGAAATGGATCTAGATGTAGATGTATAAAAATAGAGTCATACTTGTAGACGGACTAAATCTGTTTACAAGGCACTTTATGGCAAATCCTGCAATGTCTGAAAACGGTGAGCACGTTGGAGGAGTTGTGGGATTTTTTAATGCTATGATGCGCCTTGTAGAAAAATGTAAGCCTGAAGGAATTGTTGTAGTTTGGGAAGGGGGTGGGTCTGTAAAAAAGCGAGGTCTTTACAAAGATTATAAGCAAAAATCAAAACCTCAAAACTTAAACAGATACTACGAAGACGATATTCCTTCAACTTATCAAAACAGAAACTATCAACTAAAAACTCTCATCAATCTACTTTCTAAAACGCCAGTTTGTCAGACTTATATTGAGGGTGCCGAAGCTGATGATGCCATCGGATATATGTGCAAGTATCTGCTAAAAGATAAAAATAAGATTATCATTTCTTCAGATCATGACTTCTATCAACTGATTGATGAAAAGACTATTATATGGTCTCCAACTTTAAAGAATTTTGTTAATGAGCAAAAAGTAATTGAGAGATTTGGAATTCATCCTGCTAATTTTTACTTGGCAAAAAGCATTGCAGGAGATACTTCAGATAACATTCCCGGTATTAAAGGTGTAGGATATAAGTCTCTTTCTAAGAGGTTTCAGAAGTTCACAGAGGGATCGGAATACATACTCTCAGACTTAGTCGCAGATGCAAAGTCTATGATCACAAGCAAGAGTCCCAAAATATTTTCTAATATTGTGAATGAAGAAAAGCTCATTAAAAGAAACATACAGCTTGTGCTACTAGACTCTAACAATTTAAGCATTTCTCAGATTCAAAAGATTGAAAATGATATTGAAAATTTTGCTCCTACATGGGATAATATAGGTGTACACAAAATCTTAAAGGAATCAACTATTACTTCAATTGATATCCAAAGATGGAGTTATCTTCTAAAAAATCTTAAAAAGGGCACAATTAAATGAGTTATGAAAATCACTTTTCTAAGTACGGAAAAGACTTTCAAGAAAAAATCTTTCAATCACTGATGAGAGACCAGCAATGGGCAACTCAAATGGTTGAAGTAATGACACACGATTATTTTGAATTAAAATATCTTCAGTATTTGTGTGACAGATTTTTTGGCTTTTACTTGAAGTACAAAAGCTTTCCTACTATGAATATTCTTGTCTCTATTATTAAAGATGAATTAACTGAAGGCGACGATGTAATTCTAAAAGGTCAAGTCATTGAGTTTCTTTCTAGAATTAAGTCTTCTCCTGAGTTAGGTGATTTAGAGTATGTAAAAGAAAAAACACTTGATTTCTGCAAAAAGCAAGTCTTGCAACAGGCACTCGAAGAAAGTGTCAAAGCTATTCAGGCAGAAAACTACGAAGGCGTCTTAAATATTATGAAAGATGCTGTATCAAAAGGTAGTGGTTCTTCTGTTGGTCACGAGTTCTTTAAAGATCACGAAGCAAGATTTGCCAAGATTAACAGAATATGTTGCCCTACTGGTATTCATC